CCTGCTCAAACGCCTGCTGAGCGGCCTGTTGAGCCTGCTGGAAGCCTTGTGAGCGCAACTCGGCGCCAGTCTTGGCTTGTTGCTGCAGGACGTTACGACCAATCTCTGCTTGTGCTATAGCGCCACGAGATCCGCCAAACGCGCCAGAGCGCACGGCTTGGTCACGCGCAGCAATCTTTTGCTGCTCGCCTAGTCGAGCAATCTCTGCTTGTTGAGCATCAATCACGCTTTGAGTGAAGGGATCTTGGAATCTTGATATAGCTGAAGGATCAAACTGACCACCTGTGCCTGCAAGCCCAGCGATACCTTGGAGCGCAGTGGCTCTACCCATCTCGCCGGCAGAACGAAGATCTTGTCCTGCCATCTGCGTCTGCATTCTGGCTCTTTGTGCGGCATCCATAGCGCCTTCTTGAGCACCGCCCACTTGACCCATAATTCCTGAACCAGCGCGGCGCATAGCTCTTTGGCCAATACGAGACTCTCTACCTGCGCCCCTAGCAGCATCCATTAACCCTCTTTGAGCAATCGCGGCTTCTCTGCCCATACCTAGCTCAGCGCCACGGATATCACCGGCAGCGCCTCTCATCATGGCTCTAGCGCCTTGATCCATAAACTGTTGACCCATGCGAGGGTCAAACACGCCCAAGCTTTGCTCGTATAGTTGTCTAGCACGAGGGTCTGCAAAAGCACCTGCAGATCGAGGGTCAAAACCACGAGCAGACTGCCTGAATAAATCTTGAGCTTCTGTTAATTGTCTACCAAATCCGCCAAGGCCACCGGCTAGGTTTCGAGCCTGCACCTCTAATGGTGAAAGACCAGCCACCTGTTGAACTGGCACAGGTATTTGTTGAGTTATCAACCCATATTCAGGATTGAAATATAAATCTTGAAGCTGTCTTGCTGCCAGTTCTTGTGCTGGATCAGAAAAAAACTGTTGCGCTGTTGGCTGAACTACAGGTACAGATGTCTCAACTTCTTTTGTTTTTGAATCAAAGACACCCATTAGGCTTTCCTCATCGCCTGCTCACCGGCACGCTGCAAGGCATACATCATGCGAGCACCCTCTCTGCGTTGCTCAGCCTTGGTCTTACCAGCGCCTTTCAAGCGACCAATCCCTCTTACTGCTTTTGCATTAACGACAAACTCGCCGTCACTAAGCATGGCGGGAATATCATCAGATGTTTCGGTGCCAGGTCCAGAGATAGGGCCGTTCATTCGAGGGAAGTCAACATCGCCGCCTTCAGCCATGCCTAACATGGATAGGTCGCCCATTTGACTTAATGCTGCGGTTCCGCCTGACGGTCTATTTTTGGCAAAATCCACTATCGTGTTACCTATGTTTTTTAAGTCTGCGCCAAAGCCGCCAGATCCACCAGACCCACCAATCTTGCGAATGTAAGCGATCAACTCTTCACGAGTCATTTCTTCTATAGGTTTTTCAGAAAGGGCGCCAATGCCGCCAGAACGTGCAGCCATGTTTTCGTTGTAATTTTGCATGCCCTTCATTGCAATGTCTTTGAGGCCGCCTAACCCCGATGCAGCTGCACTACCAAGGGCACTGGCCCCTTGAGCAAGAGCGCCTCCTGCAGCTGCAGCGCCTTGGCCTATCGCGCTCATCAAACCACCTACAAACATTCTTTGTGGCTCAAGCGATGCAATACCGCCTTCGGCCATGCCTATGTAGCCAATACCTATATCGCCAATTTGGTCAGAAATGTATTCTTGAAAAGTTTCATAAGGGTCTAAACCCCTTTCCATCCTTTCGTTGTTTATTTCATCCAAAAATTCTTGAGCCTCAGGGTTGGAAGAAATATCCTCTTCCATCACTGGGCCAGGACTTGGTGATGGAGAAGGTGAGGGCGTAGGTGTAGGCGCTGGTTGGCCAAAGCTAAAACCTGGAGGCATCGTGGGACGCATCAAAGGGCCACCAATATTTGGTGCGGCCATGGGGTAGTTAGCGAATTGAGTCCCTGGAGCTCTTTGATATTGAAAAAATCCAGCCAACTGGTTCTGCACATCGGGCGGGATGAAGCTGGTAGAACTAGCGAATCTAGGATCTATTGTTGCCAGAGGGCTAGGAGCGAACCTTTGCATTGATCCCGGTTGATCAAGGACCTCTAAGGTTCTTTGTTTAATTTTTTCTCTTAAATCTTGTGTTAGCTCTGACATTTCAACACTTCCACCTACGTCTAGCTTGTCGTAGCCTTGAGTTTGGATCTTTTGCAGCCTTGGGAAACTTCTTCATCTGCCCGGCAGATCGAGCACAAAACGACTTTCTACGCTTCGCACGCTTCCCTTTGGGATTATCCTCCGTCACCGCTGTCTGGAGTTTACTACCAGGATTTGCCCTACGATAGGCTTTTACACCCGCTTCTGTCATCCCCGCGCCTTCTTTTGTAGGGCGAAAATTCTTCTTATTACGCTTTGGCATCTTGTCGCGCTTGCGTTTTCGCACTGCGCCACCGTTTGAAAACTCCTCGGCATAACGCTTAAACATCACGAATACCTTGTTTTCTTGCGTCGATCAGACATGACAGCACCGCAACCCCTATGGTTACGACGGACTTCACCGCCTTCAAACTTCTTTACTATTCTGCGCCTTCTTGCGGATGCGGGCGAGGTAAATGTTTTCACGTTAGTGGGCTTGCCACCTACGCCTTGTGGTTTTGCACGCTTTCTCTGCACTGCGCTGCGGCGCTCACTCTCAGTCATTTGTTTTGCTTTTGACCTAGGCACACACTTTGGATACTTGCGTTTTGATCCTTTCACTTTGGCACGGCCACAGGCTTGGAACTTACCATTTTTCTTTGGTGCTCCAATATCTACCCAGTCGCCTTTCGGGCCTTTGCCAAACCAATCTTGTAGACTCATGTCACGCCTGCCATCCTAGCTCTTTTGGCAACAAAGCCACCGGCATTCTTGCGCACCACTCTCCTACCTCTTGCAGATGCAGGAGATGTGCGAACTCTTTTGGCAGCTGCAGATGTGCCGCTACTCTTGGGTTTTGGCCCTTTGAAGTCTTTACGCTTCAAGCCAGATGGGTCTTTGATCTTGCCTGCACAGATCTTGCTGGCATAGGCATTTGCGTAAGCTGATGGATATACCTTGAACTTGCGCTTAGCTGCTGCTTTACCTCTAGGGCATAGTTTTGTCATGAACCTACACTCACTACTATATCGCCGTTAGTTATCACCTGAACCGAGCCTACAAGTGCTGTCGCTTCAAGCGGATCAGTCGTAAATGGCAAAGGCTCAGATAAGCTTATCCAGTTGTTACCATCGTACACCTGCAACACGTTTATCGACGTGTTCCAGATTAAGTCGCCTCTGTTAAACTTTAACTCATCTCGTTCTTTTCTGGTAAACAAAGGTGTCGAGTCTGGATCAAGAGAATCAAGGCTCAACTCCAGCAACCGCACTGTTCTGTTGAACGTGCCGCCATCGACCATCTGGCCATTTTGAACAAAAGGCAAACGGCCTTGTAATACTTTGCTCATCGCCTACCGTTTGGTTGCACATCTATACGAGTGCCACCAATCCTAAAACCAAGCCCTAATCTAGCGCCTGTTTCACCATCATCGTCTGATTCAAATCGCACAACCGCTTGTCTCCCACGAGCCCGCGCATCTATTTTTGTTGTGCTTGCTGTAAAAGCAGTGGTCTGATCTGTCGTTAGAGAGTCACCAGGAAAGTTTCTTGCCTTGATCACAAAATTCATGGCCTGAGTTGCGCCACTATCGCCCGTAAACTTAACGTCTGGTATGCACCTGCGTATAAACTGAAACTCTTCCCCATCACCTAGGTCAAAGTCGGCACTTTCGATAAACACGTTATCCATGGGTGAGCCGTCGTTATCAAACCCAGTTTCATGAGAATAAACGTAGTTTCTGGTGCCGTCGTTTCCTGTTGCACGAGGGAAGCTTTCAAGGCCTTCATCAAGCCAAGCTGTTCTAGAGAGGTTGCCTATGGCCCATGTTTGTTCGACATAGTTGTAGGTGACATATCGATCAATGACGGTGTTTGAGCCAGAGCAGTAGAACCAACCAACCTCATCAAACTGCTTGTTTAAGAAAGCAAACACCTGAAACGCCTGGCCTTCGTTAAAATCATCAAACACATAAGATCTAACGCTGCATGGCACTGGTTGAACGGCGCCTTGGTACGAATAGAAACCTTTCTTGTCCATCCAATACACACCAGCGGGGGTGTTGATGGGGGCGTTTGGTCCGATAAGGCTCACGCCTTCGTTGATTAGGTTCAAACCAAAGGTAAGAGGCGCCCCAATAAACTGTAGGCTGTATAGAGCAACGTCAGTCCATATCAATGTCTCTTGTCTAGCCCGCAAGCCACCAATGATTTGTGAGCCAGCAGAACATCTCAGAGAACCGGCTGTGTTTGTGGCTGTTGGAAACCACTCAGCAGGATTCTCTTGATCAGAGAAAGCAATAAGAAGCGGATCTATGGTGCCTGTGCGGGCTGTTGCTGCATCGTTGATTGGGTCTGCGCCAAGGGCAATCACATGTCGATCTACATCAGATACAAGAACTTGCAAAGCTGCAGTCGGCGTAAAGTTTGCGCCAGACAGATCAGCGATATCCACAGCCCTATCAGTCCCTAATGTTTTTGCGCTTGTATCCCAATAATAGATACGACCTGCTCGCACGTTTGCTATCAAGTCTTCGCCAAAACTATCTAAAGACCACAGCCGCAGTTGGTTTAATTCGCTCAAAGGGCTAGATGAGCCCCATGTTCCCGCGCCCCATGTGCCAGCACCCCAACCTGTACCAGCAACAAATACATCAAGGCCTACGTTGATTTGGTATGCACCTACTACAGAGCTACCGCCGTTGCCACTGTCGCTGCTGTTGGCGGTAACAGTTGTGCCAGAGGTATCTTTTGCTGTAATCACATACACACTGGTGCTAGTGATGGAATCGATCTCATACTCTTGGTTGAGTACGGCGGCAGTAACGTTACCACCTAGAGAGGAAGCGCCACTAAAAGTAACAAAATCACCTTTTTGTGCGCCGTGTGCGGTGTCAGTTACGTTTATTGAGCTAGACCCGTCACTCGCTCCAAAGGTTACATCACCTGCAGATGTGGTAGATCGTATAGGAGTTATGTCGTTGTAGTTTCCACCAGACTGTATGTAGAGTTTTGATCGAGTGCCAAGGCCGAGAAGTTTAGTGCCAGCTAAAGAGGTCCAGCCAAAAAGTTTTCTGCCAGTGCCCTCAAAAGAAGCAGTGATAAATTTTACCCAGCCACCTATCTTTTCAGGCAAGCCTTTGCGGAATCGAACAAGATTGCCATCAAACCATCCACCTTCAGCGGTGTAGTCGGTGCCCTCTTTGTTGATGCCAGGGTTAAATATGTATTTCTGCAAAGGCATTACTGATACTCACCGTCGCGGATCATTTCAGTAACTCTAATAGCGCGAGTGCCTACTTGCCGCGCCCACTTGCTATCCATGAACTCATCAGCTGCAATATCGAACTGTTCCCTGCTCATGGCAGTCAAAGCGTTTGTAAAACCACGCAGTTTGGTAAGACCAAGATTAAAACAAATATCGACCATCGCGTCGCGCCTAGCCTCATTTAGCCCACCGAACCAAAAATAAGTGTCTTGTAGCTCTTCTGTCACTCGCTTAATATCGTTCTCCAGAAGATAGTCTATCTCGTCATCAGACAATCCTAGGCCAGACTCTGAGATATTTCTGCCCACGCCTATCGTTTCATAGCCAGCAGAACACAGGTAAACCTTTGATTTCACGCCCTCATGACGCTTAATCATTTCGACTAGCTTACTCATTACTTTTCTCGCGCTACCTTGTTGACCTTCTCGTAACTACGCATCGCACCAAGCCCCAACATACCCATCATCACAGGAACTAAAAGCGTCGTATCCACTTCTGGCACTGCTACCCATATACCTAATATGTTAACGATGATGGTGTTGTAGAGCAGGCCAAACGCACAGATCCATCCAATGCAGGGGCGCCATCCCCCGATAAACAACGAGCCTGTGGCGGCTTCTGCTTTGTTTATTTCTAGCTGAGCCAACATCGCTTCTTGCGAATGTTTTTCGCTCATGGTTGCTATCTCATGAGCGAGCTTTGCCTTTTGGTCTTTGTCTTCTATGAACTTATCTAGCAGTCCCGTTACTGGACCCACCAATGAAGCAACTATGCTCATCTACCATTCCCTCTGTTTGACCACGCTTGCGCTCCAAAGAACGCTGCCAATATACCTGCGACTGACACAAAATAGACACTAGCCATATCGCCTAGAATACTTGCCGCCTGTACTAGACCAGCCCAACTACTTACTACTACCAGGGAGGGGTACAAAAGCATGCCCCATAGAGCAAACCAACTCATACTGCGCTGAGCCTGCGCTCTTTCATTGCTGATCTTTAGTTCTTGTAGTTCCTTGCTAGTCTCTAGCTCGTCATCAGTAACAACACCATCACCATCAGTATCATACTGATTGTAATCTGATCCAGGCTCTAGTTTTTTTGCTGCCATGTCAGTCATAGAATGGTGTGTTTGGCGGTACTTTAACAGGGATACAATAGGCTGTAATGTTCTCTTGATTGTTCAAGCGCCTACCCTCTATCGGCTTAATAGTCCCTTGCTCTAGCCAATATGCAAATTGGTTGCATCTATGAATGTTGCGGAAGTGAAATCTGCCTGCGACTTGCTCGCCCTCGACCAGCATGACCAGCAGGAACGCCATAATCATCCGAAGGCTTTAAGAATCAAGACAAAGATCAAGACGGCGATGCCGCCGCCAATAATAAGAGTCGTGCCGCCAACAAGAAGTTGTTGAATAAGGATTTGTTTTTCGCGCTTACGTTTTGTCATTAGTCTCGCGTGTGCCCTCCTGTCTTGTTCCTGCTGCCTAATCGCCTGGTCATAATCCTCTAACAACTTAGGGTCTGCGACGAGGAGCAAATCTCTCAAATCTTTTTGGTATCGCTCTTGGTTCCTACGAAGCATCTGTAGCTTGAGAATGTCATTCTTTGAGAGCGCATTGAACGTCGAGCTTTTACGTTGTACCTCGAAGTTGTTAAGAGCTTCTCCGAAATCAGACACAAGAGCCATCGCTTGTTGCACGTTGGCTTTGCCTTCATTGACATTTTGAATCACCGAATTGATCTGCTGGAGAAGCATCCCGGCAGCTGCAACAGATTCGATAATCACGATTTACCCCATGAAAAACTGCGGCAATGCTGCCGCTGCAATCAATGCATACAGTCCGTAAATAAGATGTTCTAGGTGCTTAAACTTAGCAGAGCCTTCTGAAAGGCGCTCTTCAATACGCTGGTAACGCAAGGCACACTCTCGCTCATGGGCGTTAACTTCATTTAATGCTTGTTCACCTTTGTCGCTCATACCGATATATTCACTCTCTGAGTAGGCGCTAGTGGTTGCGCTTCTACCTTGTTGCCTTCTTTGGTGTACATAGTCGGTATGATTGTTTCAACCGCCTCGCGCACAGTCTCGCCTTCAGCACCCGTTTTCAGGCGCTCCTGCTTTTGTACCGCTATCTGCTTCCAACTGATCTGAGCAGTATCATTAATGCTTAT